GTGCAGCTGGTCGCCCAGAAGTTCGGCGTGGCCACGAAGGTGTCCAACGAGCTGTGGGCCGACGGCGTGGGCATCGCCGACCTGATCGCCACGGAGCACTCGCTGTCGGTGGCCAAGGCCCTCGACGAAGCGGTGTTCACGGGCACCGGCGGCTCGGCTTTCGGCGGCCACCACGGCGTAACGGTCAAGATCGACACCGCCCCGTTCACGGCCAGCGTGGCGACGGCGGCCAGCGGGAACACCTCGTTCGAGACGCTCGACAAGGAGGACTTCCTTGCCGTGCTCGCCAAGTGCCCCCGCTACGCCCTGCCTGGTGCCCGGTGGTACATCTCGCCGGCCGGCTACCACGCTGCGATGCAGCGGCTGGATCTCGGCCAGGGTGGCAACGCCAGCGTGGCACAGGGCTTCGGCCTGACGTTCCTCGGCTACCCCGTGACGCTCGTGCATGTGATGAACAGCACGCTCGGCACGGATGCGTCGAAGATCAAGGTGCTGTTCGGCGACATGGCGATGGCCGGTGCCCTCGGCCTGCGTCAGGGCTACGCCCTGCGTGTCAGCCAGGAGCGGCTGGTCGAGTACGACCAGACCCTCGTGACCGGCATCGTGCGGGCCAATGCGGTGTTCCACTCGCTCGGCTCGACGACCGAGGCGGGCCCGGTGATCGCTCTGAAGACGGCGTCCTGAACTTAGTCCCTTCCAAGGAGAACTGCTCCCATGATCCAGATCGCAGCGACGAAGACGGACGCCAAGGCGGCGGCGAGTGTGGCGGCCTCGGCCACCCACAGCCACGAGATCGACACCTTGGGCTTCGAGTACGTGTCCATCGACGTGGTGTACTCGCCGTTCACGGCAACCACCAGCAATGCGGCTCCGGTTCTCCGGCTGACGCAGCACGACGTGACCGGCACCGGCCAGACGAACATCAGCGGCTTCGTTGGCGGCACCGACTTCACGGTGGCGGCTGGCACCACGACCGGGGCGAACGTCGGCTACGTGGCTCGGTTCAACGTGGACATGCGTGGCAAGCGACGCTTCCTGACGCTGTACACCTCGCCCGGCAACACCGTGGCGGTGAACAGCGTGGCCCGTCTGGGCCGTGCCGAAGAGGCTCCGTTCTCGGCGGCCACCAAGAACGTCAGCACGCTCGTCAGCGGCTGATCGCTTGACACATGACGGACAGTGGACGGCTGGCAGGGCTCTACGCTCTGCCAGCCGTTTCCATTCGAGGGGCCACCATGCTCGTCCGTGTCGGTGACACGCAGGTAGATATCCGAGTCGAGGCCGTGCTGTCGATGCCCCGGCTGGGGTTCACCAGCAACTTCTTCGCCTGGGCTCAGGCCCTGATGCCGCTGGGCATCCGGCCGACGCTGGGCACGGGCTGCTTCTGGGACCAGGTGAACACCCGGGTCTTTGAGCAGTTCATCGACAAGGCCGAGTATCTGCTGGCCATCGACTACGACACGTTCTTCACGAAGGAAGACGTGGAGACGCTCTTTGCCATGGCGATGACGTTTCAGTGCGATGCCATCACGGGGCTGCAAACCAAGCGTGAGGACGGCCGCCCCATGCTCACGCTCAAGGGCACGCTGGATTCGCCGCCCGATGCCGGGCACACAAGCCTGCCCCCGTCGTGGTTTGCCGAGCCGATTCAAGAGGTGGACACGGCCCACTTCGGCCTCACGGTGATCAGCACGGCCGCACTCAAGCGAACCAAGAAACCGTGGTTCTGGTCGAAGCCAGACCCCGAGGGTTCGTGGGGCGAAGGCCGGCTAGATCCCGACATCTGGTGGTGGAAGAACTGGCGAGAGAGCGGCAACCGAATCTTCGTCTCGCCCCGGGTCGTGCTGGGACACGGCGAGTACGTCGTGACGTGGCCGGGCCGCAACCTGACAAGCCCGGTTTTTCAGTGGGCCAATGAGTTCACGTCCACGAGCAAGCGGCCCGAAACTGCATGGAGGGTAGGGGAATCATGAAGATAAGGATGCTGATGAGCTACCGGCACTACAAGCGTGGCCAGGTGCTGCCGGACGTTCCCGACGGCATGGCGAACGATTGGATCAGCCGAGGCATCGCCGTCGAGGACAAGCAGCAGACGATCGAGACGGCGGCCATCGAGCACCGGGCCGAGACGGCCGACGCCACGCCCAAAAAACGAGGACGCCCCCGTGCAGTACCGCAGCCTGACCAGAGCGACGCCGCCGGCGGTTGAGCCCGTTTCGGTATCCGAGGCCAAGGCCCACCTGCGTGTGGACATCAGCGACGACGACTCCTACATCTCCACGCTGATCACGGCGGCCCGTGAGTGGTGCGAGCAGTACCTTGACCGAACGCTGATCAACACGCAGTGGACGATGCGGCTCGACTCGTTCCCCTACGAGATCGAGCTACCCCGGCCGCCGATTGCCACGAGTGGCACGACCACGGCGGTATCGCTCACCTACACCCTTGGCGACGACTCCACGGCCACGCTGTCCACGACGGCGTACCGGGTGGACCGCAGCTCGACGCCTGGCGTGGTGCGGCAGCTGCGTGCCGGGACGTGGCCCGCCAATCTCGACGACTACAACGCCGTGGCTGTGACGTGGTACGCCGGCTACGGGGCCAGCGGCGCGAGCGTGCCAGCCGCCATCCGCCACGCCATCCTGATGCTCGTGGCTCACTGGTACGACGGCGCTAGGCAGGCGGCTGTTTCTAGCGGTGCTGTTCCGCAAGACGTGCCATACGGCGTCAAGTCGCTTCTCGACTCGCAACGCTGGGGATCATACCGATGAGCATTGAAGGCCGGATCGCTGTAGACGCCTTGTTTCACGACAAGGACGGCACCACGTCGCTGAAGGTGGTGTCGCTTGCGTCGAGCGTCGGTTACACGACCGGCAAGGTGGCGGTGGTGACTGGCACCGCAGGCACAAGTCAAGTGTTTCTGAACCTGTACTCCACGCAATATCGAGACGCCGGCGGCAATCTCGTCACGTTCGCCAGCACTGCCATTTCTCACATTGCGTTTGCGTTCCAAGGGGCACCTGGTCAGTTCCGCAAGTTGCATGACGCAAACGACAACGTGGCGCTTGTTTCCAAGAACAACGAGGTTGCGTGCTCTGCTGTTCCCGCATCCTTAGACGCACTCATTGAAACGGCCGCGAACACTGGCACGTACACCATCGTGCTGTATGGCACATGATCAACGCTGGCAATCTCCGAGAGCGAGTGACGGTGCAGCAGGCAACCGAGAGCCGCAACGGCATCGGCGAAACCGTGCTGTCGTGGGGCACGTTTGCCACCGTGTGGGCCAGCGTTGAAGGCGTGTCGGCCAGAGAGGCCCTGGCTGCTGGCCAGCAGGACGTGACGATAACGCACCGTGTCCGCATCCGGTACCTGTCAGGGCTCACGCAGAACATGCGTTTTCTGTGGCGTGGTCGTGTGCTGCAAATCGTGAGCCTGCTCGAGTACGCCAACCGTTCCGAGCATGTCGCCATTTGTGAAGAGGTGACATCGTGAGCGGAATCGAAATGAGCGTAGGGTTTCCCGAGCTCCGCCAGCTACAGCAAGCGTTTCGATCGTTCGCCCCTAGCTTGGCAAGAAAGCACATGGGAGCGGCCATCCGTAGGTCGCTTGCTCCTGGGCTGAGTGCTCTGCGGGGCAACGTAAAGCGAGGGCCGACCGGGAACCTTGCCAGAGCGATTGCCAGCAAAGTCAAGACTTATCGCAGAGGGAATGCCGTCGGCCTGGTTGGCTTCGTGGCCGCAGGAAGCGGAAGGTCTGCTTCGGCGCGGGGCGGCTCGGTAAAGAAAGGAAAAGACCGTGCTTTTCACGCCGGGTTTCTGGAGTTCGGCACGAAAGAACGAATCATTCGCACGTCTTCTCGCCGAGGCGGTGCATCAATAGCGTCGAGTTTCAAGACGCTGGGGCCGTTTAAGGTCGCCCGGGTAGCCAAGCGGGGCAAGTACGCAGGGGTGGTGCGAGTTAACACGTCGCCTAAGTATCCGAAGGCGTTCTTTAAAAAGGCCCCTAAGGGTGAGGTGCTGAGCGTCAGGGAGATGCCTGTTGGTGGAAGCAAGGGCCAGCCGCCCGTCAAAACCGCTTACAGGACTTCGCTGCCTGCAATGCGGTCGCTCTTGGCGATTGAAATGACCAAGTCGCTCATAAACGCCCAGAAGGACTTGGCAAAGGACTTTCCGCCTAGCCGAGCACGCCAATGATTTTCCGATCACCCGAGTACGTTCTGTCGTCGGCTCTGGTGCGAAGCCCGCAAGCCGCCATCCTCATCGGCCAGCGGGTCTACCCTGTGCTGGCCCCGTCTTCGGCCACGCTGCCGCTCGTCACTTGGCGGCGAGCCGGCGTGCAACGGGAGCAGACGTTAGCCAGCCCAGCGGGAATGCCACGGGTCACGATTGAGTTTTCGATCTACGGGACCACGTACGAGGAAGCCCGGCTGGCAGCTGACGCCGTGCGGTCTGTTCTGGATGGGTACGGCGGTTCGGCGAACAATACAGAGGTAAGGCAAACGTCGCTCGAGGACGAATCCGACGACTTTGTGACGTTAACCGGATCGGACCTGCCGCCGGTGTACCAAATCACGCAGCGATACGACTGCTGGTGGAGCGAGGAATAAGATGCCATATACGCCGCACGACTCGACCGGAACCAACTTTGTCTTTGCCGGTGCAACGTACACCGTCACCAGCATCACGTATTCCATCACCGACAATGCGGCCACTGACCAGATCGACGTTTCGCACCTTGCCCAGACCACTGGAGCGACGGTCCTGACGCTGGCCCGCCCGCTGAAGGGGTCGGCTGGCGACACGGGCAAGGAAGTCACAATGGAGTACCTGGCCTCTAGCGGCACTCCAATCGCACAGGGGCAGACCGGACTGCTTGCGATCACGGGCGGCATTTCTCTGTCCGTGAATGCAACTTGTAAGTCGTCCAGTATCACGCTGACCGTCAACGATGCGGCCCGTGGGTCAGCGTCTTTCCAGGTGCCGTAGTCGCACGGGAGACTTTCCGTGGCGACCTACTCAAACGGCATCACAGTCACCTGGAACGCCATTACGTTCGCTGAAGTGACTGGGCTTTCGTGGACGTACGGCGGCGGCCCGAGCAAAGGCCGAACAGTTCCGTGGACGGACGACGCTGGCTCATGCACCGTGACGTGCCTTGGCTCAGCGAACACGGGCACGTCGAACTACGGCACTCGTGCCACTCTGTCGATTTCCGGCGGCGGCCAAACATTGACAACCCCGGCAGTATGGGAGTCGTTAGCCGTTGACTCCGAGCTCAACGGCGTCACCCGCTACACCGTCACCCTCAAGCTATTGGACGACTGACATGGGACTCAAGGAACAGATCAAGGCCGCAAGTGTTCGCAAGCCTCTCAAGGTTCACGTCAAGGAGTGGAGTCTCGACGTGTACGTGCGAGTGCTGACCGTTGGCGAACGAGACGATTGGGAGTTGGCTTGGGTCGATATACGGCAAAAGGCTGTCGGCAAGTTCCAGAACTTCCGGGCCTTTTACTTGGTGCGAACGCTGTGCGACCAAGACGGCGTGCGAATCTGGAAGGACGACGAAATCGCAGAAGTTGCGGCGCTTGACGGTGCCGTCATGGGCGAACTGTTCGACGTAGCACAGAAGCACAACAAGCTCACGGAGGCGGACGTAGTCGAACTAGCCGGCGAGCTTTAGCGCACGGCCGTCGCGTCAG